TCTTCTTCTTCTTCTTCTTCTTCTTTGGGCTTCTCAACTTCTTCCACGTCGCCTGTTATTGGGTCTTTCTCACCTACGTCTAACGGAAGTAACTCAGCTGGAGCTTCGTCCCCCATGTCAGTTATTTCTTCATCAAATGCAGCTTCTAATGCTTCTCTTAGTTCTGGTTCTGCTTGTTCACCCATTGTCTAACTCCGGTATGTGTTCCTGTTTTTTGAATTCTGGCACGTAGCCTGAACTACTAGCCTGTTGAATTGCATCGTTTATATCATTTCTAAGTTCTATACGATCTGCCGTACTGTACTCCCCATTGTGAAACCGTTCCCTTCTACGCTCTTCTTTAGCCCAGTACTCTGTGTAATCTGATGAGTTGGTAACTTTATGAACACGATTGTGTTCCCTAAGCGCAGCCCTAGTCATAATAGGTTGGCGCGTGACGGGGGAGATAAATGGTTCAAACGGCTTTATTATCTCCACCCGTTTTGGACGATCCCTGCTGGGAGCTATCTCAATAAACTTGCCTGTTTCTTTATCCTGTCGCCAAGTTCTTTTCATTTTTAGTCGACTCTACTAAGCCTCCTCCAAAATAGAATATCACTATGGCTGTCATAGTCCAGCCAATGTTAAACGTCTCCATAACTTTAACTACATCATCCGTTTTACTAACACCTGCTAGTGTTGTGAGTAGAACAATGAAAAAGCAAATTAGAAACGTGCCTGTAAACATCAAAGCTATGTATCTCTGAGCAATTTTGAACGGCGCATACGCTGTCATCAAATCAATCTTAGCTTTGGTTTTAGACTCCCGCGCTTCAGCATCAGTCTCAACCATATCATCAATCAGTTGTAAACCTTTCGATATTACGTCACCAGAACCAAAGATTGTAGCTAGTATACTCATGGTTTGACTAACTCCGTCATGTTAACCCCTGCAATGCTGAACAACCCAATAATGATAAGGATACAAGCCCATATCACGTACTTACCGTTTGTTGAATTCAAAAAAGACCCGTTTGTCTTACTGGCGGCTACCGACGCTTTTACGTTTGGAATCTTAGCTACTTTCACACCAAGATCACGAACACTGTCTTTCGTGCCTGTTATCTGCTCCCACTGTTCGTCGTTTTCCTTTTTAAGGCCAGAAACTTCAGTTTCAACTGAAGCTAGTCTTTCAGGTATCGGCTTTATGGTTTCAGCAATTTGGGCCACAGACTGTGTGTTCAAAGCTGTGGCTATCCTTATCCCTTCGAGGGAGACAGATGTTTCTTTAGCGTGTTCTCCTAGCGCGGTCATCACTTCATCAAGTTCCATCAATAACTCCATACGTGAGGTCGAGGCCTGTACACCGTGGCTTCTAGAGGATCTATGTGTATAAACCTTCTGTCCACGTTTCCTCGCTGTGATATACCTCTGCCGGTTATATCGTTATATAGATACGAACAGCCCAGTATGGTAGTCGCATTCTTGTGTGAACACACAATATCAAGGGCCGCTATCTGATGCGGTCCTGGCATTAACTTCTTAGCTTCAATTGGGTGTTCGGGGCACCTCCATCCACTGGAGATGTAAAACGGAAAAGTACATGCAGGTCGTAGTACAGCATCAACCCACTCCACAAACCCTATAAACTCCATAGGGTACTCCTGTATCGTGTGTTCTTTACCACACTTACACAAAAAGTCTTGCCAACTAAAATACTTCAGCTCGGGGAAATTCACTCACTCTTCCCCGCCGGTTTGGTTTTGATCACCTCCTTCTGAATTTCACCCTCTTCCTCTTTGAGGCGGATGGCTTCGTCGGTTGAGTGGGTGACTTCTTCCATGTTAAATTCCATCTGCGCTTCCTCGCCAACCAGTGTTTGCGAAGTTTCATGCTCTATCTCCTCCAGCCTTTGCTTGTGTGCCTGATCGGCCTCCATCATATCCGCTTGCGCCTTGGTCTGTACCAGTTGAAGCTGCGCTTGCTCCTTTTGACGGTCGCCTTGCTGCTTGATCTGTTCCTTCTGTGCTGCTGGGTCTGGCTTCTCAGGCTGCTGTGCCCTCTGCTCTAACCCCTTCTTAACAGTATCAATAGCTTGGTCAAGTACCCCTTCAATTTCGTCACTACCTTTGAACCCTGCCATACCCCACTTGAGCATCTCAAGTAAGAACGGCATAGTTGACGGCTCGGCTTCAATTAGGGGGACGGCTGACTGCATAAAGATTGCAAGACCCTGAATGTATTCTGTGCGCTCCGCCTTCAAGCTAGCGTAGTCCACCATAGCTACAGACTCAGTACGCACCTTGACGCGCCACGTTAGGTCTTCGTAGTTCTTTATCAGCTGGACAGCAGGTTGAAGGTACTGCTCGTCTGGGCTGAACAGCATGTTGGACTGTTTAATGATAGTTTCGGGTTGAAAGTGCTTGGCAATGATTGCCGCCTTAATCTGCATGATGCTCGTGGCAAACAGGGCAAACTCATCCTGTAAGGCTTGCATCCTAACAGAGGAGAACTTAGCTTCCAACGCATTCTCGGTGGCGGAAACGGCGGGGCCACCCTTAGTGGCCCCCCCACCTCGCATGACATCATTCATGCCTGTTATCTGCTGTAACAGGGCAATCAGGTCATCTCTTCGCTGCGTGAGCTTCAGCATCACATCAGCTACATCATTTATGGGCAACCACTCTATAAGCCCTTTTAGACCCCCCTTCTCGGCGAAGGCCGCATAGGAGTCAACTGGTATAAGGTCGTTCTCAAGCCCCTCCTTAAACATACGGGCAATATCCCCCGCAGACTTGTCGTACACACCCACGGCTCTAACTGCATCAGTCAGTAATGAGATACGCTGCTCTAGGGAGTCAATTTCAACGTACAGGTCCTGCGCCATCATGTAATCAGACTTAGGAACAAAAGCGCGGGTCGTGGTGTTGGCTGTCATGGGCTGAGGGCAGGGGTAGAAGCCTTCAATTTCTAACGGGTCATCTTTAATGTCTAAAATCTCTCCAAACCCTTTACAGTACCAGAAGACTTTCATGTGTTCTTCTGACCATATCTCCCAAACATCTGCACGTTGCCACGCATCCACCGCCGCGTCATCTGTGTTCTCTTCATCACCTACTGAGTCGCCAGTGCGCTTAGTTAAAGGTATACGCTTTCCCTTATTTTCGCCGAACCGCTCAATTAGCCTGTCCCGCGTCATTCTAACTCGCCGCGAAACCCATCTTTTGTCCCCCCAGACCTTACAGGGGGACCATTCAAAGTCATCCCACGGTACATAGTCCACACACACGTTTTCAGCGGTAATTCGTTCCTCCTCCTCCTCCCCTTCAGTGTCAAACTCATACCTGAGCCACACTTGGCCGAGTCCTGGCTGTAGGCGGTCGTCTAAACAATGCCTTAGAGCGGCGGGGTAGCTCTGGGAGTACCGTTTGACGTCCTTGTTAAGGATGCGTTCGGTAATTTCAGCGGCGACTCTAGCTAAGTCGTCATTTGGATCGGACTCTTCACGGGAAACGTCTATTACTGGAAGTCTACCAAACAGCAGGGAGCGAATGGTTTTAGTATTGCTGTGAAACAGGTTGAGGTTGAAGTTCGTTATGATGTCTGAGTTGTCGTCGTTGTCGTTTAGATACTTGTTGACGACCTTCACACCTTGAATACGAAATTTCTCGTGGGCTTTTCTAGCTGCGTTTATCTCAGCTTCCCAGCGTAAGTGCCACCCCTCCGCGTCCTTGTCAAAATCCTCTTCCCTTTCTATCGCGGTGTGTTGGTCTATGCTCATGCTATTTTTCTCCGCCTTGTCAGGCTGCGTATCTCGTCTTCATGTTCCTTAAACAACGTGTCAAGACTTAACTTGTGGTTCTGCTTCCTAATCTTGTCGTAATGACTAAGGTTATCTTCGTCCTCTGTTTGCGGCATTTTACCCTGTTTACTAACAAGAGCAAACCCCCTGTAAGCATCAGCTCCGTTGCTGCTCCAATCATGGAGCGCTTCGTTGCTAAACTGCTGTGTCTTCTCGTTGTAGGTCCGGCGGTAAGCTCTTAGGGCCTCTATTCCTTCCTTGGTGCTTGGTTCGTGGAACGTACACATCGGCAGCACCCACCGTGAAGCGTCTATTCCGTGCTGCTTCTTCAAACGCGGCTGTATGTCTATTAGCTCACTGCCAAACTCATCTAAGAACTGTTCTATGGTGCTGCGTTTGGAGGCTAGGGTGCCAGCTCTAGCATCGTGTGGTAAGTGGATTTGCTTGTAGTTGTACCCGTACTCCTCTTCCTTCTCGTGGAACATCTTAAAGTAGTCGGGGAGGTGAATACCGTCAGCCTCGTAGTAGTCTATCATCTGGTAACGGTCGGGGTACTCCTGCCAGAACCAGTAAGCACTTGAATCAGTTAGGCCAAGGTCACTCGCCACTGACACATCAAGGTCTGGGTTAAACGGGTAAATACCGACCCTACCGTCTCGCTCGGCCTCTGCTACCAGATGGGCGTAGTAGGTGCCCACTACTGCGGCCTCAAACGAGCACTCAAACTCCTGCATGTACTGGTCTTCGGTCATCTGAGCTCGCATTTCTGTAAGCTCCTCCTCACCAATTATAAACGTGGTGCTGGCTTTTAGAGTCGCATTGAACCAACCTTCTGAGCGAGACCTTTGATAAATGTCAAAGAAGTGGTTCTTGCCTTTCGGAGTGCCGATGAAAACCGCCCATCCTTTCCTATCCGCGAGTGTAGGCAGTACAACTTCTCCCCACAAACTAGGACGACAATCGCCATACTCATCAAGCACAACCCCATCGAAGTAAAGACCACGTAGAGTATTAGGATTATCAGCTCCATACAGCGTGATGCGAGCTCCATTAAAAAGTTCAACGTATAGCTGAGATTCTGAAACTTTCGTTGCTGTGTCAAGTGTCGCCTCCTTTAAATAGTCCCATGCTATGTTCTTAGCCTGAGAGTAGAATGGCGCTATATAGCCGTACCTCGGGTTCTTCTTTTGGCTGTACAGCGCTCGTTCATGTAGATCGTTGATGCAAGCTACCGTCTTCCCACATCTTCGGTGAGCTACTATGCAACTCCAACGGGTGTTTCTTTGATGAAATGGTATGAACTGCGAACGTGGGCTGTACGCTATTTCAATCACGTATTTTCCAGAATACCCCACCAGTGACAACCAACCTCAGCGTTCAAGGCTGCGGCCCAACCTGAGACTTTAACAATGGAAAGAGCTGGTACGGCGATGTTCAACGCCATTTCGGGGGACGTGGACTGGTTCAAGTAGGTCACCCCCTTGAAGCAGAACACCCCTGAGCGCAGTACGCCGCTCATGTCTGTTGATCTAAGGCGGACGTTTACTCGTTTGCCGCCACCCTCACTAGCCCCCCACCCTTTCAGCACCAGGACCTTAGCCCTTGGCACCATGCGATGAGGCACTAGGGACTTATTACCCCCCGCAGCGATCATGTTGTACACCAGCCCTGCAGTCCCTGTCTTGTGAAGGTAGATATGACCAGCAGCAATCCCGCCAGAGCCTACTGAGATAGCGTACATGTCATTCACGAACCTAATGTCCGTAGCTGCTGTGTTCACGCCCGTAGTACCGTCTATGGTAACGTCTTCAGTCTGTTCATCCCCCGACGCGTCCAGGTACGCAAGCCTCACAACTAGAACCCCTGTGGCAGAGGTACCGTTGTCAGCAGCACTTTCACTCACAATTCGCATCTGCTCACCGGCGGCGGCCGGAGTGGGGATTGTGGTGTGGCTCGTCGGGGCTGATGCAAGCTCGTTACCGCGCCAGATGTCTTCCCCTGTACTCGTCGTGCCTATGCTCTCACGCTCACCTAGAGCTGACATAATAGAGTTCTGGGCAAATAGCCCCCTCGCCACGTCTTCGTAGAAGTTGTTCTCTATTGTATGACGTTCTCTACCCATCGAGGTCAGTCGGTGGTATCACGTGCTTGATAACCCTCTCCTCAGCATCGTCCATCAGTTTAGCGGAGGCAGAGGGGAGGAGCTTTCCAAATAGCTTGTAGAACTCGGTCGGGTTTTCGTGCCCCCAGTACGCTAGACGGTTAACTCCGCCTATCATCTCAAAAGCGTCTAAGAAAGCAGCAGTTACTCGTTTACGGCCTATCACTCTGGGTAGCACGACGTTTTCCCTTGCGGCTTCTGACATAGCGCCAAGTGTCTCGCCCATCTCTTCGAATTCGTCTGCCGGTATGAACTCTATCACGTTTGATTCTGCCATGCTTGGCATTTTAGCCTATAAACAGTATACGGCGCAACTGAGAACTCCGTTTTCATACAGCAGAAAATGTACCCGACCCTCCGACGATTTACTAACAACCTAACTATGGGGTTAAGGGGCGGGT